CGGGAGTGGGCCCGTATGACGGCAAACAAAACAAATGGGTTTTGGTGGTGGGTCATATTTACCCCGTTGGCAGCGGAACAGGCTCTAATCATCCCCAAAGCGGATTCTATCTGCCAAACAGCGGAACCACATACGCTGGTTTGAACGCTTCTTATGGCGACAAGATATGGACTTCCACTTCGATATCTGACCGCTTGCGTGTGTTCTTGTACGGAAGCAACACCCAAAACTCCGAAGTTCAGTTTTTGAATCCACGAATTGAAGTGGTTGATGGAAGCGAGATTTCCATTGAAGACCTTACAAGTCGTAGCATTAAAACGATGTACGATTTAAGCACCACTGGTGCAATTTCTGAAGTTCTGAATGAAGTGGGCTACTCGTCTGATGGTGGTGGGTCTATGGTGTTCAATGGCGGACCAGGTGTAATCTCTACAAAAACTTCACTGGTGTTTGGCAGCAACCGAAACATTACATGGGAGGCGTGGGTGAAACCGTCCGTAGGGGGTGAAAGCGATATGTACATGGGTGCGGGTGGTCTTCCGTATTTTGCTAACTACTATACTCGTTTGCTGTGGAGCGTAAATCATGCTGGTGTGCAGGCATTAATTCAATCAGCACCAGCATTTTTTACAGCAGGTGCTTGGCACCATGTGGTCTGTGTTTCCGAATACGATGGAACAACTACTCGGTACACAGTTTACAAAAATGGAGTAAAGATCATCACGACGGGCACTGTGTCTAATCAAGTAGTCTCATCAGACACTTCAACCATTGGACTAGTTGGACAAGAACTCCTATCAAACAACGGAAATGTTGTGTTCTCTATAGGAAATCGTAGTAGTGGTGCGAGATTTGCACAAAGAGGAGAAGACTACGCTTTCCGAGGCTCGGTGTCAAACGCTAGGGTGTACTCTCGTGCCCTTACCGAGTCAGAAATCAAACAAAACTTCAACTCGTTGAGAAACAGGTTCGGAGTATAAGGACGCACCAATGGCTGACCAAACATTCCTTCCACAACAAGAAGACGCTTTTGCTGCCAGTCCTGAACAGTTCAATCCTGCGGACATAATTCTAGGCAGAATTGGAGCCAATGTTAGTTCAGGTGCAACAGGCACAGGCGTAACAGGCTCGGCTGCGTGGATTGCTTCGCTTCAAGCCAACACACCGTCGTATTCGTTTGGTGGTGTGATTAGTGAAATAATTGTGTTTGACCGTAAACTCCAAGAGGAAGAACGCCAACAGGTTTACGGATACCTGTCTCGTAAGTACAATCTAGACTCTAAACTACCAGACTCGTACTACCTGTCACACCCCAGCACAAGTCAATCAGGTTCCACCTACTGGCAGATTGCCCACCATCCAAACGCCAAAAACTTGTCTAACATTCCCGCAGGGATTAGTTTTGCAGGAATAACAGTCACCAACTTCTTTAATATGCCTGAAACCATCTACAAGTCCAAGGGAACAGTATTGTCTATAGGAACGGTACTTACAGGCGATACATATGAATACCTTGGTGTCACGGGTGCTTAAAACGGAGAATCTATGCCTGCCTATCTGAAAGCGTCAATCAAGCGGTCATATGCTGAAGGGTTCTTGAACGAACTAGAACGCAACGATAATCAGTATTTTTTCTTTGTAGCCAAGCCCACAGCGTGGACAGACGAAAACAGTCCACCAACTCCTGGAACCACCGAGTATCCTGACAGCGACGAGAACGAACGCGAAATTATGCGTAATGTGATTGGGTATAAGAAACTAAATCCCAAAAATATTTTGTTTGCTCTGCCTCGTTACGAGTGGACTAGCGGAACCGTTTACGACCAATACGATGATGCTGAAGGGTTGTTTGACACAGACGACCCCAAGATTTTTTATGTGATTACTGACGAAAACAATATTTACAAGTGCTTGAGCCGCCCCACCGTGGACGGAACCTACAACGGACAGGGCAAGACTTCCACAATAAAGCCAACAGGCACTCTTACTACTCCTGTGACACTCAGCGACGGCTACACTTGGAAATACCTAGCAACAGTCAGGTCTTCTGACCTTCCATACGAACTAACAGACTATATTCCTGTTGATTTTATCACCAGTAGAGACGATACTGAATCAACCAATCAGTACGCTGTGCAGCAAACTGCGGTGTATGGAGAGATTACGCGACTCAGGTTTGTTACCAACGGTGGTGCTTCTGCGGCTGAATATTCAGGCACAGAGTTGGCAGAGGCTAATCAGCCACTCCGTTTAGGTAGTTATACCACAACTGGTGGAATAAAGTTGGTAAAGATACAGTCGGCTGACACTGGAAATATTGACATGGCAAATTCCAGAGCAGGATACATTCTTCGTGTGTCTAGTTCAACCACAAATCCACAAACCAACAACAACTACGGAGTTATTGTTGAAAGCGGAACAACGGCTGGTGTTCCATATTTTATAGTTCAGGACGACGCGGTTGCGTTTAGTGTGGACAACCCAACTCCAAACGGAACCGACTTCACTAGATTCCAAATTCTGCCCCGAATACGAATCACTGGTGACGGTAGTGGAGCATACGCTTTCCCAACTATGACTAACGACACAATTACTGGGGTTCAACTAATCAACGGTGGAGAAGACTACACACAAGCAAATGTGGCAGTAACAACCTCTATTGCCACACAGCCAACCAAAATACACCCCACAATAACACCTGTTCTAGCACCAAAAGGTGGACACGGCAGCAACATTCTGAAAGAACTGAATGTGAAAGACATTATCATTATTATTGAAGTTCTTGAAGAAGACGAAGACAAGTTTATTGGTGGTGGCTCGTACCGTCAGTTTGGAATAGTTAAAAATCCTCTGGTGAATGACGGCTCAGACACCGTGGCTGGTTCTGATTCTCCGTATTATCGTGACATATCACTGGTTTACGGTGGAAACGAAACTTCAAGAGATTTGGACGGGTGGAGAGCAAACGGATTTGATGGTGCGTCCAAAAATTTTATTGTTGGCACAGAGTCGTCTGTTGGTGCAAAAATAGCCCAACTAAAATCGGTATCAACTCTGAACAATGAGAGACGACTGGTTGCAAAAGTTAAAAATATTGGAGGCAACTTTACAACCTATCAGTCACGACCAAACGATTATATTGTTAGTGTAGGCAGTGCTACTGTGGCAAACTCTTTCATAATTGGAGAAACAGTAACCCAAACTATCCCCGCAGGAACAACGGTTAACCCTGCTGGATTGTCATACGGATACGCCATACAAGCAAGCGGCATAGTAATGAGTCGAGATGCCTCTAATCTGGTATTGAGAACTCGTAGAAACGCTTTTGTTGCAGGAACACAAGCCGTTGTTGGTGCACAGAGTGGTGCTACTGGAGCACCTGCAACCATTGCCCCCCGTTACGGTGAATACGCGTGGATTTACGACACAGCACGAAAAACCTTTATCAATGAAAGTAATGTATACGACCTGTTTAGAATAGTTGAAGTGGGTTCTCCGTATTTTGACCTGAATGAAACCCCCGCGTACACAGGGCTAACAGTTCTGAATTTAGGAACCAGTGTGAGTGGAGTAACTGGTGGATTTGATATTACATCTTCGGAACTTACTCCTAATTCATTCTTTAACGGAGACTTCGTGCAACAGGGTGCAAGCGGAGACGCTTTTGGAGACTACGCTAGTGGAACAGTTTATAATTGGGAATTTATAAATTCTTCTAGTGGAAAACTGTATCTGACCGATGTGTTTGGCTCTTTCCGAAGTGTCTTGTCCAATGGGCTAACAGGCAGCACTTTGGGTTCCTATATTGTGACCTCTGTTACCTCTCCAGACATTGACCCATCATCTGGAGAAATCATATACATAAACAATATACGCCCAATTTCACGAGTAAAAGGGCAATCCGAAGAATTCCGTCTGCGATTAGGCTTCTAAAGAGGAAACAATGGCTTACGACCCTAGTATCTTCAACATCAATCCGTACTACGACGATTTTGACCCCGCCAAATCGTTTCTCCGAGTTCTTTTCAAGCCTGGATACGCTGTTCAAGCCCGTGAACTGACCCAAATACAGTCAATTCTACAAAACCAAGTTTCCAAGGTTGGCGACCATCTATTCAAAGACGGTTCGCGTATTGTTGGTGGTGCTATTAGTGTTCGTAATACCAACTACTTCATGGTGCAACCCAACACTGCTGGTCTTACAAATGTAACAGACTACTCTTTTGTTTTGGGTAGCACAGTAAAGGTTGGAAGCGGTGCTGCTAGTGCACAACCTGAAGGCAGAGTGGTTCACTATATTGAGCCTGATGCAACAGACGGCAACCTTGTCCTGATTGTTGACTTTATTTCAGGTGCTAGTTTCAGCACAGCCACGCCTGTGACACTCACCACATCTTCAGATACGCCAACAGACTACACTGTTACACCTGCCACAGACACATGGGCAAATGGTCGGTGTAAACTGGTTTCTGTTGACGATGGAATTTTTTATGTTGACGGGTTCTTTGCCCGTAATCCGTCTCAATATTTTGTTCCAGGAAAAACACTAGCAAACGGAAGCGGTAGCCGTAGAGATTTTGAATACGGAACCGCTTTCACAGACCTGACCACTAAAATTGGTTTGGCGATTACTCGTGACTCTGTTACTGAAAGTGAAGACCCCACCCTACGCGACCCTGCAATCGGGTCATACAACTACAACGCTCCAGGAGCCGACCGCTTCAAGATTGATTTGGTGTTGGAGCAACGCCGTGCAGGAGAAGACACAGACGACTTTGTTGAGTTGTTGCGATTTGAAGGCGGAAAGATTACCCGAAAAGTTGAACGAATCACTTACGGTGAAATTGAAAAAACCCTGTCCCGTAGAACATACGACGAGTCGGGTTCGTATATTGTTCGTCCGTTTGACATCAAAATTGATTTGAGTGGGCAAACTCTGAACTACACATTTGGTTCAGGAAAAGCGTATATTCAGGGATACGAAGTGGAATCACAGTATCCACAAACCGTTTCCGTTCCTGCTGCTCGCACAACTGTGACCGAAACTGACCTGATTTTCCCAAACAGCGTTGGTAATTGGATTGGTGTGTGTGCTGGATTTGGAAGCGAAGGAGTCACTACATGGGGCAGCACATTCAGCACCGCTATTGGCACAACTCTTAATCACGGTTCTGCTGATGTGTATTTCCGAAACTCTTCCAACGCGGTGGTTGGACAAGCAAGGGTTCACGGGCTTGTTCCTTTTGGTTTTGTTTCGTCTGCATCAGGACTGACACGCGGTGTTTATAAAATGTATCTTTACGGTATTTGCGCTGGCTCCACAATTGCTGGAGCCGCAAGTGCTGTTGTGATGCCTCACGGATTTGGTGTAGCAAGCGGAAGAACTCTTGCTGTGTTTGGTATTACTGCTCCCACAGGCACAACTCTTAATGGAAGCAATGACCTTGGACTAGTTTACGATGTGCGTCCAGGATATGCAGTTGCAGGATTCAGTGCAGCAGAGTTTTACACCAAAGTTATAAGTGACACAATCAATATAACTGAAACATCATACGCTGCTGCTTCTCCTATAACCTACACGATAGACAAGACTAAATTGGTTGGCTTGTTTAATGCGCCTTCCAATACCGCTTTAAAGTTTCCGTCTCAATACGGAATCAATGGAACCAACAACGCAACAGATATACAGCAAGTGGCTTTGATTTCTACTGGTTTGGCTGGAACCACAGCACTAGCATACAGTCCAGGTCACGAACCAACCCTGACAGGATTTACCCTGTCGTCTGACGGAAACTATTTGCGACTACAGATTCCAGGAAACAAACATCCTGCTGGTTACACTCAAGGTTCTGTTAGAATGAGTGCTCCAATCTTTTATCAACTGGACAACACCGCACTCACCTCTTTGAATTCTTCAAACATTCGCACAAAGACTGCGACTGCGTTTACCCACAGCACAACTTCTGTTCCCACAGATTCGTCTAGAAACGGAAGAAAATACATCCAACTTCCCCATTGGGATGTGTATTCTATTGTTGGAATCACATACACACCAAGCGTAGGAGCAGCACAAACTGCTACATCGTGGTTTGAATTGGATGACGGGCAGCGAGAAGCAAACTACGAATACTCACGAGTTTATGTGAAATCTGAAAAGGCTGGTTCCGCTGGTGCTGGAACCTATCAGATAAGATACAATTATTTCCTTCACGGTGGATTAACGATGGCTCCGTTTGTGGGGGCAAATTCGTATGTTGGCGTGACCTATAGCCACATTCCATTGTACACCAATACACGAACAGGCAAGACCGTATCCCTAGCAAACTGCTTGGATTTTCGTCACTCTGGCCCAACGCTTGACGCACCTGTGCTCAAGCCGTATGGTGCTTACGAATTCTCTGCTGCATTTGCAAACACCAAAGTAACATACTCACACTATCTGCCACGAATTGATAAGGTTAAGGTAAAGGCAGACCCCAATACAGGCTCTCCTCTGTTCTTTGTAGACCAAGGAATTCCTGACCTTGTTCCTGTGGCTCCACCAGACAGCGAAGACGCACTAACCCTATACACGGTTTTGGTTCCTGCGTATACCCACAAGGCATCTGATATTGTTGTGACCCCACACGACAATCGCAGATACACCATGTCTGATATTGGAAAGATTGAACGCCGTGTGGACGATGTGGAAACATACGCATCTCTGTCTATATCTGAAACTGAATTGGAAAGCAAGCAGTTGCTTGGTTTTGCTCGTGTAATTGGGTACTCCCAAACAACCGAGCCGCTAAAGACCTCTCTGTATGTGGACGAATTTGTTGGACACAATTCAGGTGATGTTGTTTCTGATGAACACATTTGCTCCGTGGATTACGAATACGGAGAACTGCGTCCGTTCTTTACAACATCTGATATTTCTCTAGGAACTGCAACCACAGACCCAAGCATTTCAGTTTCATCTGATGGAATCTGCACCCTTGCTTACGGTGCTACTGCATATGTGGAAAACTTGGGATACACTACCACAGTCAAGCCCAACCCAACCAACACCACAAATTGGCTTGGATTCTTGGAACTGTCTAGAATTGTTGACACCACATGGGATACTTCGTATCGTCCATTGGTGAAGACAAACAGTCTAGGAGAAAACGACAACTGGATTTCTTCTGACGCAAAAGACAAGCGTGGTTTCGGAACCCAATGGAACGATTGGGAGAGTTTGTGGACAGGAATTGAAAACCGAGAAGAAGACAGCGATTCTGTTCAGAGAGCAATTCTTGAATTGCCCCGCACAGGTGTTCCGTCTGCGGTTGCTGGTGTTGATTCTGGAAATCCGTCTATCGGCGTTAATCGCAGAATAGATGCCACCACAACTGAAAAAATGATGTCGTATGTAAAGTCCAAGCGACTAAAGAACCGCATCAAGAAAACTTCTGCAAACAGAACAGTTGACAACAGCGTTCTGCCGTATATTCCAACCCAATCTATTACTGTTACTGCATACGGGCTAAAGCCTAATGCAACAGGATTGTCTGTGTTCTTTGACGGAGTGGCTCTGGTAACAGGTCTGTCTGCCAACTCAAACGGCACTCTGACCACTTCATTCACTATTCCCGCAGGAACATTCACCGTTGGTGAAAAATTGATTCGTGTAAGCGATTCGTTTGACCCACAGAACGCATCAACAGCAGCAGACGCAGTTTTCCATTCAACAGGAACATTTGAACAGCGGGATTCAGGGTCATATTCTACTCGTCCTCCTGTGCTTCGCCGTCAAAGTGTGTCCAGCAACGGAATCATCAAGACACCATTCAATCGTGAAGTGTCTTACGACAGCATTCCTGATACTGTTGAAAACAACCAGTGGGCTGACCCCCTGTGTCAGACTTTTATTGTGGACAAGAAGGCGTATCCTGACGGGTTGTTCCTGACCAGTCTTGACCTGTTCTTTGCCAAGTCTGACCCTCTTCTACCTGTTACAGTTCAGATTCGTCCCACTGTGAATGGGTATCCGTCACCATCAGTAGTGTTGCCGTTCTCTACAGTAAGCAAGCAGGCATCCAATGTGACAGTGAATGCAAACAACGGCAATCCTGTTGCCACTAATTTTGCGTTCACAAGCCCTGTTTACCTTGAGCCAGGTGAGTACGCTATTGCTGTGGTGACAAACAGCGGGAAATACGAATTATATGCGTCTAACAGTTCTCTGAATACCACGGTTGGTGGACGAGCAGGCAACAACTCTGCTGTTGGAACCCTTTATCTGCCACAAAACACCAGCACATGGGCAGCAAACAACAGCACAGACATTGCTTTCCGTCTGAACCGTTGCAGTTTCACCACATCAAGTGGAACACTTCAATACACTGGAGCAAATTGGAGTGGAAGTGCAGAAATAATCAAACTGTGTAATACAGAAATTGTTCCTGTGGGATGTTCTCTTACCCGTAGTGTTGGTGGAACACCAGTAAGCAATAATCAAAACGCTTACTTTACTTCACCCAAAACTTCTTCAACTGTTGCGTATGCTTTGAGGCGTGGAACCAACAACGCAGTTTCTCCTGTGTTGGATGTTGGAACTTTCTGTGGCAAGGCAGTAGACATGTTTGTAACACAAACTCCGTCCACTACCACTCCATATGCCACCTCTTCGTATGTGTCTCGTGCAGTAGTTCTTCCAACCGATTCCACTTCTCAAGGCGTGTTTGTGTTCACCAACGCTTTGATTCCTGCTGGAGCCACTGTGAACATGTATTGCAAATATTCAACCAACGGTGAAAGTGGACTGTATCAAGCACCGTGGAGACGAATGCCTTCTGTGGGTATCACATTTACGAGTTCTGCGGACAACGATTTCCGAGAAGCCGTTTACGGAATTACTGGCTCTGTGTCAAACACTAGCAGCCTTTCTGGCAGCATTAGTGCGTATCAAATCAAAGCAGAGTTCTTGGCTCCCACAACAGCAGACTACAGCAAGATTCCTGCTCTTAAAAATATTCGCGTAGTTACATGGAGGTAAGGTGAGCAAGTATATTCGTGACCCCCATACAGGTGCTCTATATTTGAAAAACAAGGAAGCCCTTGCCCACCGAGCACACCAAGAAAGTGTGAGTATAACCATACAGTCTCTACAAGAACAGATAAATACCTTGACAGCACGGATAGGTGAACTAGAAGCCCGAATCAGCACAGGACACACATGGCAGCAAACACAGGCCCAGACATAAACACATACGCTATTCCTGAAGTGCAGTTGGCTGATACCTTCAACACTTGGAGGGATATCACCAATACAGGTGTTTATAAACTCAACAAAGTAAAGGTGTATGACGGGGTTTCGTCCTCGTCCATCTCTGTTTCTGTGGCTGGTGGTGGAACCCTTTCTGCTGAAATTGCAGACAATGTGAATAAGGGTGTCACTTTCTTGCAGCCTGTGACTTTCCAAAGCGGAGTCACATTTAATGGTGATGTGACATTTAATGCGTCTACATTCACAGTAAATGCGAATGTGGTTACTATTGACGACTACCACTTGGTTTTAGGAAATACTGCTGCGGGTTCTAGCGACACCAAGATTAACGCAGCAGGCGGTGGTGGTTTGTTTATTGACCGTGGCGGTAGCGGAAACACCGCAGAGTGGCTGTGGAAAGCGGACTATGTTCACGGCGTTACAGGTGTTTGGCAAGCCAATGCTAATATTGGAATAAGCGGAGCCACATTTGGACTGTATCCTAATGGTGGAGGAGTTCTGCCTGTTCACGGCAGCGGCATTCGTCTAGACGGTGGCAGCACTAGTGACCACGGGTTGCTAGTAGAACTGACCTCTACAGGCGTGGCAGGAACCACAAGCAACCGTTCCATCCAGTTTGAGCGGTACTCGCCCGCAGGTGCTACGGTATTCATGGAAGTGTTGAGCGGAACCACATACGGTGGTCGTCCGTTTGTAAACATCAGCGACGGTGCTAATCGCAAAACCATAAATTCTGTTGGTCACGGTTTTGTGTTTGGAAGTGTTTTGCGATTTGACGGCTCTGCTTACCAACTAGCACAGGCATCTTCTGCTGAAAACGCTGAAGTTATTGGTGTAGTGTCCAAGATTATAGATGCGAACAATTTTGAACTCACATTCTTGGGTGAAATTTTTGGTGATTTCTCCCCTATTAACGCTACTGGAGTAGGACTAGTAGCAGGCACTACCTACTACCTGACACCATCAATTGCAGGATTTATCACCCCTGTTCAGCCCACCTCTCCTGGAAGTGTACACAAGGCTGTTCTTATTGCCACAGGCACAAATTCTGCGGTGGTGCTTCCGTTCACAGGTGGTGTGCTTTCAAGCCCTATTCAGATTGCTAACTCGTCTTCTGTTGCTACTCGCATCAACCAAATCAACAAGTTTGTGTTGGGAGATGTTGTTCGATTCAAGGCTTACCCCACAGGAGTTACACTAGAGTACACTCTGGCTGTTGGTGGAACTGCCCAGCAGCACAATGCAGACGGAATCTATGTGAAAGCAGAAGCAGATACCCCTGAAGAAGCAGAAATCGCAGGCATGGTTATTGCGGTTGGTGCAAGCGGAGATGTAAACAGTAGTTTCGATGTGCTCATGGACGGATTCTTTAATATGGGTGCGTGGTCAAGCCCGTATTCAGCGTTAACTCCTGGAACCGTGTATTTCTTGAATACGGGTTGTGCAGGCACAACTGGTTCGTTTGAAAGCGGTGTGGCATCACTTACTCAGACTCCACCATCAGCAGAAGGCACAGTTCGAAAGCCGCTGCTGATGGCAACCAGTGCGTTGAGTGGATACCTGTTCTCGTATCGTGGTGATGTGCGTGGTGCTGCAACAGGTATTAGTTACGCTAACCTTGCCAACTTCTTGGTTTCTGATATTAGTGACGGTATTAGCGGCGACCTGAAGATTGGTGTGTACAACGCTTCCACCAACGGGCTTGAAGCGGTTAGAATTGCTGCGGGTCAGAGCAAGTTCACCAATACTATGGGTGTCACGGGATATGTGGGTGTGGGTGGTGGGTGGCAAACCGTAAACGCAGGAAACGGAAACCGCATTCTGTCGCAATTAGATGTGCGTGGCGACCTGCGTGTGGGGCTTACTCTTGCGTCTGTAAGCACACCACAAGGACGCGACCTTATTATTTCTCGTCACGATACCGATAACACAACCATTGGTGGAAACGGAACAACTGCTGCCACATTCAATGTGATTGGAACCCAATACGGCAAGTCCAGTCTAGCCTTGGGTTACGGTGTGCGTCCAGGTCGAGCCAGTGATTCGTGGATTAGCAGTCTGCCTAGCAGTCTGTCGGCTCCCCGCTCGGTGTTGGTGGCAGGAGCCAGTGGTTCTGATCCTGCCCTAGTGTGGAAGACGGCTGATGCTACTTCCCCTGCTCCTGCTTTGGGTGGAGCCGTGACTCTGACAGACCGATTCAGTATTGTGGGTGCTACGGCTATGTTTACTGGAGCGGTAAACATTGGAACCACACAAGACCGTGCGTCATTGCAAACTCATAAGTCACGCCTGTTTATTCAAGGTCACAGCAACACAACCGCTAGTCCACAGGTGTACATGACCACCACAGACGGCAATTTCTTGCTGATGAACTCCAGTGGTGCTGCTGGAAACTATAACGGCATAAACGCATACAACGGTGGCAGTTATTTGGTGTTTGGAAAACAGGGTGGCGGTGGCGTGGGACACACATTTGGAATTGCTCCGTGGGCTGTTGGGGCGCAGCAAGTTGGTTTACTAATGTCTTACAACGGGACATCGGTGAATGTTGGTGTAAACACATACGCACCATCAGAAGCACTTCACATAAACGGAAACCTGCGTATAGGTGATGCTGTGATGAGCACTCCTTCGGGAAGTGCTCCGCTATTTGGAGCAAGGGCTTGGGTTGTGTTTGAACCAAACAAGACCTCTAGTGGCACAGCAGAAAATCCAATTACTTCAACCAACAGATTTATAAAGAAAAGTGGAAATGTTTCATCGGTTGAAAGAGTTACTACTGGTGTGTATAAAGTCACCCTAACAACTGCAATGCCCGATACAGATTACATTGTAATGTGTCAGTCTCCAGGAAATCTAAATAATATAACCAATATTGCAGCACCTTCAGCGGGTGACCTCAACACTAGTTCTGGTTATACAAGCACAACAACTCCACTTCAACCGTACTTAAAAACTACAACCAGTTTTCATATTCACACTGCAAGTTCTAACAATGGAAACAGATACGACTCCAGTACAACTCCAATTTCAGTAATTGTATTTGGTTGATGTAGACTAGCAGAATAATAAGGAATAGGAACACACACATGGGTTCATCACTCGTACTAACAGGTGGAGCAGCAACAGCCAAGACTCTGAAAGAGAGCATCTCTCTGTCGTCTCACGGCTTTACTGTGGGTGATGTGGTGCGTTTCAACGCCGCAGACGCTAAAAAATACTTTAAAGCACAAGCAGACTCCGCAGAAAACGCAGAAGTGCTGGGTATTGTGAATGCCATCACAGACCCAAACACCTTTGAACTCACCTACGGTGGCTATATTGACATGCCCAAATACGCAGGGCTGTCGTACCCTGTGCTTTTTCTTGACTCTACTGTTTCGGGTGGACTGACCCACAACCCACCTAGTGCTGTGGGAACTGTAATCAAGCCTGTGGTGACTCGCCACCCCACCCTGAACGGGTATGTGATGAACAACTACTTGGGCACACAGATTGGTGGTTCGTCTACGGTGGGTATTGACGAGGTGCAGCCTGTGGGCAGCATCATGCCCTTTGCAGGCACAACCATTCCCGACACATGGTTGGAGTGCAACGGCACAACCTATACCGTTGCTGATTACCCTGAACTGTACAGCAAACTACAAAACACTAGTGGCGACCGTGCTCCTATTTACGGTTGTGTGGTGACTCTTACAGGAACAGAACTAAACACCGGTAGTGTTGTGGTTGGTGACATACTTCAATTCAAAAACAACACCAACGCTTGGACAGGTAGCGTTTACAATTCCAACGCAGAACTTATTGGTGTGGTTCTTTCTGTTTCTGCAACTAGTGCAGTTATTCAAACACTTTCTGTTTACAATAGCACAAATAAAACACTAGAATTCCCGAACCTGTTGTTCAAGGCTGGAAGCGTTTCTGGTTTACAATATAGAATTGTAAGTAGTGTAGGAACCGTAAGAAGCAGCACCGCTAGCATTACAACGGTGGCACTTACACACTTTAATACCCCAGACCTGCGTGGTCGATTTGCGTTGGGCGTGAATCAAACAACTCTTGCTGATCTTGAAGGCGATGCTACCAACCAATCTGCAATCAGCGGAATCTATCCGCTTGGTTCAGAAGGTGGCGAAGAGCGACACATCCTCACCGCTGGAGAAATGCCGTCTCACCAACATATAATTTATGGTCAAGATAATACTGCAAATCCACTCCCAAGTTCCGCTTCTAACGAGGTTGCAAATGTAAACAATCCAGTCGATGGTGGTTACATTAGACTGACTGGTGCAACTGGCGGCGACCAACCCCACAACAACATGCCCCCGTACCTTGCGGTGCGGTACATTATTAAAGCCAAGCCGTACACCCGTGCTGCCATTATTGACAGCCTAGACCTGCCGTGGTCGTCCACACTGGTTCGTGACCTCCGCACACGAGCCATTGGTGGGTCTAACAGCGATTTGGTGTTCTACACCAACACCGCAGGCGACAGCGGCTTGGGCACGGAGCGGATGCGAATTGAAGTTGGTGGAGAAGTTGGTATTGGAACAAATGCACCCAGCCAAAAACTCCATGTATACGATGGAGCACTCCGAGTAGACCTTTTGTCTGGTAGTGTTTCTGCAATTTTGAATGGTCCTGGAAGCAATTTACAATTCAAACACACTTCTGGAAATTCAAATCTTACAATGTATAACAGTAGTGGTGGAGGATTTATATTTTCCACACTCCAAAGCGGAACAGAAGGTGAAAGAATCCGAATTAGCGGAGACGGAAGACTTGGTATTGGAACATCCAATCCGGCAGTTGCGTTGGATGTGAACGGTAGCATTAAAACCAACGACAAAATCATAATGGGGTCTGCAAACTTTAGTGTTCCTAGCGGAAGTGCTCCAATATTTGGTGCTAGGGCTTGGGTTTCTTTTGATGGAACAGATTTAAGTGGCCCAGGAGGATCGGTCAAGATTTGGGGGGCAAGCAGTAACATAGATTATGTTGGAAGACCCGCAAATGGTGTGTATTCTGTGTATTTGAAGACTGGGCAAGTACTTCCAAACAACACTGGTGCTGCATTTGCTAGTGCATGGTCTGCAAATGATTTAGCAGGAGGAAATCAAATGGCAAATGCAAAGGTTCAAGAAACAAACCGAATAGATGTAACCGTGGTTGATGTTTCTAATACTTTACAAAATAACAATTATATCACAATGGTTGTTTTTGCTTGATTTTGACAAACAAAACGATTCAATACTGTAATAAATAAACACATATGCCAGACTTTTCCCCCATACCGTCGCCGTCCAACAACCCCCTGCAAAACCTCAAGGTTATTGCAGCGGACACCACCATCTACATTGCCCCAGGATGGGTAACGGGAGCAGGCAAGACAGGCTCGGCAGGTTCGTGGACAGGTCAAACCCTCGGAAACGACACCACAGGCGACGGCACAGCAGCCAAGCCGTTTGCCACTCTGAGTAAGGCATGGACAGAAGCACAAAAATATGTAATTACCAATAATGCCACCCTGACCATTCAGTTCCAAAAAGGCATCTACGACCTGAACGGTGGAACCACTCACGACAACTTTTTTCCTGATAATCTGTATCATCCTTTTGGAAATAGTGTTGTTATTCAAGGCGACCCTGTTGCCATAAAAGAACGGTACTTGTGGAAGGTTGGTTCGTATAACTGGGATTTGGCTCCCATGTCTTTTTACGGACACACTGGAGAAGTAAACCTGTGGAGCGTAGAAAACGGAGTGACCCACGGATTCACCGCAGAAGACGAAGGCGGATATGTTGCCATAGTGAACCAAACACTTTCACGAAACAACAATAAAGTTCTTAATTTTGGAAGCGGTGTAAGCGACACCAAGTGGGATGGAAACTATTCTCTGCGTCACTGTTTTAATCACGGGTATCCGTATGAAGAAGGTGACGGAATTTTGGGATTAGCAAAAATTGTTGGGGCTTCATCCGCAGGACAGACTCTCGGTTTGGCTTTCAGAAACATCAACATGGACACCCGTTTGGTGTCTTTTATTGGTGGAGACGCAGAAAACTCAAACGGAAGAATAGGTGGTGGTCTGCGAAACACACCAGCGTGGTGTGGTTATAACAACAATTATCCTGAAGCACAATACTCAGAACCCGTTGGGTATTACGGAAACTCAACTTGGGGAGCAGGAGCAACCGCATTCCCATCACAGCCTGCTGGTCTGACTTATATTTCAGACGATGTAATAACTGTAACCAATTTTCCTGTTGTTATTCGCTCATCAGGCACAACCAATTCAAAAGTGCCATTCTATATTGAAGGAAACGGCAACCCCACCACCATAAAGGGAATACGAAACCTACTGCTTGTGAATGCAGAGTTTGACGGAGCATCATACGGTGCACAACCTTTGGCTAACGGTCTTGCACGACTCAACAGAACAGGCAAGAGTGCTCTGTACAGTGCACCAAATTATGCTCTCTATTTTGAAGGAGACAACATTTCTGTTGGTATTCGAAATGTAGCCACTCTTGGATATCGGTATGGATTGATAGTTTCTGGTGGTGCTAAAGTATACGATTACAGTCCAAAATATACAGGTTCGGGCACAGCAGTTGGCAGCGATTTTTATTATTCCAAGAGAACTCCTGTGTTTATGAGTAGCCATAACGATAAAGGAATTATTGTACGAGACAAAAGCACATTAAAATTTGGAGCATACAATAGTGTGGCAGATATTGGGTATAACACTCATGTGTACCTACAGGGAGAATACGCACAGTTAACGAATGCTGGTTCAGATGCAACATTAGAAGATGTGTACGCAAGCAACGCAATTGGTGCTATACCTGTCATGCGTATCACCATGAATATTCCAGTGTTTCCTGGAAATACACTTGGAAGCACCGCAGGTTTTTATAACTCATGGAGCACCAACACATTCAAGAATTGTACAGTATTTGGTAATGGAGCCACTATAGGTCGCATAGTTCACGCTGCTTACGGTGCAACCTTTTCGTACTGGGCGGCTGGTAGTGGAAGTTGGTCGGGTGCTTTGACTGGTGGGGGCACACCTGCGTACACACAGCGTGTGGATTTTTACGGATATAAACTACAGAACTACACTATAGCCAATCGAAACTGCATTTTGAACGATTCACTTGGTGGTATTGGTAATAGCGGAATTGTTATACGAGCGTATTCCAACTCTAATGAAAGCGGATTCGTTAGTGGATTAACACTAACAAAAACAAACATCTATCTACACGCACAAAACGGAGCAACAGTTGCAGCAGGAACTCTGCTGTCAACCTTTGCAAACAACGGTTTGTCGTTGGGTATTAGTGCTGGTTCTGAATATTCTGGTGGATTCTACGCACACCAAAAGTACGCTGACTGTTTGATTAGTTCTGTTGAATCCGCAACCACTAATCTTACAAATGTGATTGGTGAATCTCAGTATATTGGTTTGTATGCTCATCTAAATGGTGAAATAAATTTTTCACAAAACTCTAGTTACTGGGTAAAAGGATGGAACCACGGTGGTATTCATGCAGAACACCACGGACGAGTACACATAGACTCAGGTACTGTGATTGCTTTTAAGAATCCAGCAGTCATGTATCCGTTTGCAGGGGTTGCTAGTAGTTATGCTTACGGTAACGGGTTTGCTTGTGGATTGTACGCCAGAGAAGAAGGCACGATTCGTATTGGTCAATCAGTAACAGCGGTTCAGGTTGGTGCTCCTGCGGCAAGTGGAGCAAACGCACACGCTGCTTGTTTTACAGGTAATGATGCAGGCTATTACGGATGGAGATATACAGGAAACACTACCTACGCCATAAACGGTGCGTATTCTTTATCTCAATACTCCCCAATGATTTGTGTGCATAACAGAGCCAAACTTATTTGTACAGGACTTTACGATAGTTTTAATCAGGTGGCTGACGGTGGAACAGGCGGTGGCATATACCAAGGAATAGTAGCAACGCCCAACCAGCCGCATATCACCATGAATAGTGGTGGTTATATTTACGGAATACTTGGTGTTGGTCAACCTGCTTGGGCAGATGCCAATGTTCCACACGCAGGAACAACCGATACTAATTGGGCGTATGATGCTGGTAACGACAACTACACCAGTTGTATTTTATACCCTGCTCCAAATACTCCCGCAGGAACTTCGACATCGCCAACACGCCATAATGTGATTCTTACAAGAAAATCATGGCCCTCTGCAACAACATGGTCAGACAACAGAACTCCTCTGTATAATGTGCCTTCGAACGATACTCCGCATTACGAGTGGTGGAAGCCGTATGTTTCCCGAGTGGGACGATTGGGAAGAGCAATACCATCTGGCTCTGCTATTGGTGGGTCTTACTATCTTCGCATACCTATAATGTTGGCACAACAATCATCGTTTGCAAACAGATACGCAAACACTGAAGCCGATGTTTTGGCTGGTACTGCTGTTGGAACTCAAAACGCAACAGCAGGCGGAACTGCGATTACTGTTCCGTCGCCAATGATTGGGCCAAACTCAGGTACAACTTGCGTAAACACCTTTATTGTTCCTCGTGGGGGATAACAAATGCCGTCTCCATCAGATAAATCACTAATACGAATAAATCCCTTAACAGGAACATCAGAAGTTCTGGTTGAAGTGTTTGACGACAAAGGGTTTTTGACCTCTACCTACAGCGACCAACCAAATGTTTTTGTTGTTTCTAGAGGATTGACTCCTATTAGTGGGTCAAACACCACAGTTGCTATTTCTGAACAGCCAGACACCATAACATCCACTATTTTCACAGATATTGGAAACATCTCTGTTGCTCCAAGCACAACAACTGTTTTTCCTCTAGCCGAACAAAAGATAGACGGCACAGGATACGGCACATTCACACCAACCGAATTAGTTTTCCAGTCTAACATAACTCCAGAGGTCATAAACTACTTGACCTTGAGTGGAGCCACTGCCACCGAGTACAATCCCACCATAGGAACCGTTGGTGCAACTGGGGCGTTTGTGGGTTCTCGTGCAGCACAGTTCAAAGGCTCGTATTTGGACACAGACACCGCTGCCGCAGGCATTTCACTTCCAGGTTTCACATCGGCTTCGTATTTCTTGATTTCTGGTTGGGTGTACATGGACACCGCCCCAACCTCTGCTTATGACCCTATAGTTATTACCCGAAGCCCAGACGGTGTAACAGGCACAACCAGTGACTCGTTCCGTTTGGAATACGACTACTCGTCGTCTCGTTTCCAGTTCCATTTTTCCACCACAGCAAACACAGTATCCACAGGATTTGACCACATTATGAATGTGTCTCCTAGCGGAGTCACCCTGAACGAGTGGAATCATTTTGCCGTGGCGTATACCAATGCAGGCAGCAGTGCGGCAGTTAGTTCGTATTGGAACGGCAATCAGGTTCAAAAATATACAGGCGCAACAGGCACTATTCGTGGAACCAAATCATCTGTTTATGTGGGTTGCGGTGGCAGCGGAAATAAGCCATTCAAGGGTTGGCTAGACGACCTTGTAATTAGTGCAGGCACAACATCTGACGCTCTTCGTGGGTTCCAACACGGTAGTACCGCACCTGTTCCCACAGCCCACCAAGACGCAGGCTATTACACCGTTTACTACTTAAGCATGGACGGCCCTCTTGGAACATCGTATTTCCCGTGCGATACCACCAACAAGGTGGCTAGCAATGTGGCATTCCAAGGCAGCAGCCTGTATGTTTACGGTTGCGTGGGTGTTACCGCTTCACGAATGTGGACATCCCCTGTAAGTGGTGTTTGTGGAGGTCATGCGGTAACAGATGCTTCCGCAGGATACATTTTTGGTTACGATAGTGGTGCGTGTTGGATTCCCACCGCAGTAACGGAACTGTCTAGCGGACTCACAGCAGCCAAACAGTACCGAAAAGACCTGAACGACTACACTTTCCGTTACTATTTGGGATTAACCATGAGTGGTGCAAGTGGAGCCAGTGGAGATTTCAAGAACCTGTATAGCGGTTCCACTTTTCCCACATCATTTACTTACACCCCAATAGAAAGCAATATTTCGTATCTGAAAACTGTTTACGATTCAATTGTTGTTGCAGGCAGCACTCTCTCTGTTTCTATTGCTGATTCTTACGGCATATACTACACATTTGCCACCGCAGCAGCAGTAAATCTGTATCAAGATGTGTTGGTGTACTACAACACAGCCAATTCGCGGTTTACTTCTGTTTCCAATACCATAGACAGCCAAAGCACATTTACAAACCTTAAAAGACTATTAGGAACAACTGCACCTGCTTTGGTTAGCAAACTTGCTGCGTCTGGAAACGAGTCCCTGTTTATTAGTCCTCTATCCACAGTAACCAAGACTTCTCGTTCACCCGAAAACTATTGGAATGTTGCTGTTGAAAGAGAACCAGTAGAAGTTGTTCCGTAATACCCCATGTCTATATCACTCATTCATTATGGAACAGGTGGCAAAGTAACGCTCAACGGGCGAGAGTACTCTTGGGATGATTTTTTAAAAGTATGTGGAGACTACGCCGTGCCTTGGGGGTTCCACACACGGGTTTACGAAAAGGGAGTGCGTCACTACATAACCGATGGAGACAATACCCTATATCTAAAAAAAGACGATGCGGGGTGTGACCGCTGGTGTGCACGAGAGCCTGAACTAGCAATATTGGTGCAGCGTCTAAAAGACGAAAACGGGGAATAGGCAAAAGCCCACGCTCCTAAATACTTGAAAAGGAGACTGAATGGCAACCCCCACAACCCGTCAACAACTCAAAGACTACTGCCTACGGGCACTGGGTCAGCCTGTGATTGAAGTCAATGTGGAAGACTCACAGGTGGAAGACCGTATTGACGAAGCACTCCAGTACTTTGCCAAGTGGCATCACGACGGTGGGCAGAAGATGTATTACACATACCAACTCACTTCTACAGACATCTCCCGTAAGTGGATTGACACTACCCCCATAGACCCGTCTATTCTCACCATTAACCGAATATTTCATATGGGGTTCAACAT